TTCTACCATATTTTGCATGTGGTGTCGTTATAAATTTAACTATGTTTATTTTGCTACTGTATCTTGTTCGTCGTTTATCCCTATTTCCTCATCATATTCCTCTTCCTCAATAGATCCTTCCGCTTCATCTTCTTCCTCGACATTATCCTTCTTGAATAACTTTCCCACTCGCTCGAGTGGTGTGTTTTTGGTTATAGCATGAAGTGGTTCTACAGTCTTTGGTCCTTTGAAATTGGGAATAGAACGCACATTTAAGATTTCTGGTTTTGTGAATATATTATCAAATGGATATTCTTTCTCGAATTCCGTTAATACATTAGAAGGCACAGCTGGTGACTGTTCAAGAAGCCTATCATATTCCGCCTTACAATCTTCTACGAATTTCAGGCCATCTTTCTTACGCTCATCTCGTGGTAAAGCTAATGCGAGACGTATATTTCTCGACAAAAGACCATGTGATAGTGCCGCAGTTCTGTGATTTTCCATCAATTCATTGATTTTAAGAAATTGACTGATCGTCGCGATGAGACCAGCGATCAAATTCAAACCACCTATAACCGATGGGGCAGCCGGTTGGAAACTTGGGGGTAGGGTCGACTGCGCAAAATTTGCTGTGCCCGTAATAGTTGAAAGTACAATAACAGGAAGTGAAAAACGTAAACTCAATTTTTTATACAGTAAGAATGATTTATGGTGCATAAACCTGTAACACGCAGACGCCTCACCCCATTGTCTCAGTATAGTTTCATGCTGATCATTCCATACAATTTTTTCTTTTACCATTGTATAGTATAAATGAATATAATTTTCTTCCTACATGCATTTTTTATAATAGCCATACTGGTTGTTCCTTTCATGAATAACCGCGAAAACCTCGAGTTCTATTCATTACTTATTCCTTTTCTCTTCTTCCATTGGAGTGTAAATGACGACACATGTGCTCTGACACAACTCGAAATGTCCATGACTGGTCAGGAGAAAGAGCAAACATTTATGGGGCGTCTGGTTGGCCCGATATATAAGATGGAAGATAACGACGTTAATAAAATGACGAAATCTGTATTCTTCTTACTGTGGGCACTTGTACAGTACAGAATCGGACACTTTGATTTCTTTATTAAAGAATTCAAAAAAGCTATGAAGTAATTTAAAGATATTTATGTTTAGAGAACTATATGGACGTTAAGATAAAAACAGAAATTCGGAGATTGGAAGAACTTAAGAATCTTAAACACAGGGAATACATCTTCAATGTGGAACAAATAGAGCAAAAAATCGAACAATCAAAATCTCAAATTGATCGAACAGACTCCACGACTAAACGAGATATTTTGAAAAAACAGAAGGTGTATTACAAAGAAGAAATAAACGCACTCGACAATGCAATTGAAAATTTTACTCAATCAGTCGACGAGAAAATTGAGGGTCTTTACAAAGTTCTCGAAGTGTGGATAGAAAAGAATAAGTTGGAGAAAGAATCTATCGAGTACAATATCGAAAAGATACGGGATCTTATCAAAGGGGAAAATATGAACGATGTTTTCGAAATGTTTAACTCTGTTGCGAATTCACTAGAAATTATTGATAAAAAGCTCACTTCTTCTTCTCACGAATCAGCTCCTGAACCCTAGAAAACATCTCCCTGTCAGCCTTTTTACGATTGTCGACCCGTATGATGATATACTTGAGCCTGTTGGGTATTTTGGGGCTATTACCCCTAGATCTTTTAGTGGGTTTAAGTTTACTCTTTGCCTCCTGAAGTTCCTTTTTTGTTGGCATTTTTACTATATATCGAGAAGATTTTCCTCATATATAGTAATGAAGAACAAGACAAAGAATCAAGCCTTGTGGTTGGCTCTTATTTTACTCACAGTGTTTGTAGGATATATGTGGTATAATCCAAGGGTTGTCCGAGTTCCAGTACGAACCACTGTACCCGTCCCACCCAGGCCTGTGGAAACACGCCGTGAACCCGAGTTTAGAGGGCCACCAATTAAAAAATACAAACCTGGTCACATGCAACAGATGGGAATCATAACCGGTCCAAATGAAGAAACGATGCCTTTATACGGGAAGGAGGTGCGAGGTAGGAGAGATAGGTATCATTATTACACGACCACTGGTGATCATAACTTGTACCCAGTGCCATTGAGTCACAATTCGAGAGATTGCATGGAGGATATGGGCTGTCAGGAATTATACGGAAATGAAACAGTCTCAGTTACTGGTAAAACTGGTTCATTTGAGGTTAATATGTATAGGACTGATGATTTCTTTTAAAGTTTGCACCGCCTTCGGCTATCTTCTATGACGCGACCAGAAGATAAGATGCACCCAAGGGATCCGAGAATCATTAAACCCTTGGCATAGTTGGTTTTATTGGGAACATATTTCAGCCCGATGAATAGAGATATCAGGGTGGCGAATACACTGGCCGTTAATAACTTAAGATCAGTCTTGGGCATAGGTCGTCCTTCCTTGGACATGATGTTTGGGATCCTGAAAAATCCCATAATTAGGGATGTACTTATCATTGTTTACTACTATCACTCAAGAATTTTTTTTAATGTGATGAGATCGTATTCTCTACCCTGAAGACCACTGCTTTTTGATAGTCTGGCTTTCATGTTTAATAGTTCCACAATCATTTCACTATCGAGATATTGAAGAAAATCTCTCTTTTGCTCAATATCATCAAGCTGACTTCGTTCCTTCTTTGATTGAACATACGGCCATACATGTTTTCTCAGAGAGCGAAGCTCTGCTTCCATTCTCGTCATGTGAGGTAATATGACCTCGCGTATAAGTTTGTTTGTCTCATGAAGGTCATCCTTCCATTCAGTCATAGTTTCATTATGATTTAAATTTCTAAGTCTATTATAATGATTCCCATCAGCCTCAGGAACAAAGCCAAAAAATTGGGTATTAGGGTAACTAAAGATGTCAATGGAAAACGCGTAAAATTAACGGAAAATGATATCAAGAAATTGATTTTCACCGTACTGAGAAACAAAGCCAGTAACACCAAAAAATTCATCCGTATCTGTAAAAATGTTCTAGTAACAGCCAGCCCAAATAACAATAGGAGGGTCACTAGAACATCTTTTCAAGCTCCACCTCCACCTCCACCTCCACCTCCACCTCCACCTCCCAGAAAGCCCGTAATAAATGCGAAGCGTGCCAAACTCATGAGTGAACTGAAAGCCACCCTCAAGAAGAGGGGGATGGCGAAATAAAATCTCAATTATTAATATACGAGATGAATAATCAGGCAAACGCCAACAAGGCTAATAATAATTTCAACGCTTCTGCGGCGCTGAACAACTCCCTCAAAAATGCCGGTAACAACAATGGCATGGGACCCGGGGGTAACAACGCGAACAAGGGCAACAACAACAAGCCTGCCAACAACAATGCCAAGCCCAACAACGGCAACAACGGCAACATCAACAATGCTAAGCCCAACAACAACGCGAACAGGGGTAACAACAACGCGAACAAGGGCAACAACAAGCCTGCCAACAACAACGCGAACAAGGGTAACAACAACAAGCCCGCCAACAACAACGCGAACAAGGGCAACAACAACAAGGCCAATAACAACAACGCGAACAAGGGTAACAACAACAAGCCCGCCAACAACAACGCGAACAAGGGCAACAACAAGCCTGCCAACAACAACGCGAACAAGGGCAACAACAACAAGCCCGCTAACAACGGTAACAACAAGCCTGCCAATAACGGTAATACTATGTCGGCAAACGCTATAAAGCTTCGCAACCTGGCAAAGAAGATTGCGATGAATGCTATTAACAAGGCTCGCAAGGAGATGAACAACCAGTAAGCATTCACAAAATATGAATAGAATAAACAATTAATTTACATACGCTCAATGTATGTAAATTAATTCCGATGTAAACAGTAAGATGTCTCTCAACGATCTTAAACGAGATTTTCTAAAAAAGTTAGGGTCCGGTCTACGCAATTTATTGAATGCTGATGAAATAGGTTCAGACCCCGATACCGAAATGAAAGAATTCATAAAAATACACATGTTAATAAAGAATACTGTCGGTAAATATGAGTTTTCTGAATCTAAATTTGTGACTGCTATGACTAGACTTGACTTTGATCTACTTTCCCAGATTCTTTTACAATTCGATCAAAGTGGTGTTACGATACAGAAGGTTCTTAAAGAGTCTAAATTCAATCCATTGACGATGTCAGGTAGGGAAATATACCTGGGTACATTGATTGAACAAGGTGAAATCGAAACATTTTTACATTTTATCGCCTTTTAACTACATCTCCAGCGAGAACTGAAGCCGATGAGCATGACTGAAGGCACATCCACATAATTATAGGAATAAAGATTGGAGGTGGTGGTCTCGGAGGGAAGCTAGACGCAGCCTTATTTATCATGTACCCCATAAGCATCACACATATACAAGATGTGCATATGGTACTGATATGAGACATCAAATATGTATTTGGCATAGGACCCCTCTTATTACTCAAATAATCGGATAAGATTGGTATAGGTATCTTATTTATCAGAGGTAACTTACATATGAGAAGTAATGGAAATGGTATCATCACTCTTTATATACACTGATACTTTTTTTAGCGTCTGGTTATTTTAATATTGAATCGTTTTGACATAAATTTTTCAACTTCCCCAAAAGTTGGATAACTCCATAGATACCAACGGGACCAGAATCCAGCACTATCGATACCACTAATCTTCCAATTTTCTTTGTCGCTTCGATCAACATTTAACATTTTCGTTTGGATCTTCTTAGGATCTCGTTCGTCTAAGGTCTGTCTGGGTACATGACCTCCATGACGCAATACATAGGAACGCATACGCGAGGGAGTCTTGTGTTTGGTGTAGTCTGAATATCCACTGGCACCAAAATCAACACTCCTGCCGTCGTCCAGTATCGCCCTGAACTTTTTCTTCTTGTCAGGGCTTTTAGTGACTATGACGCGCATACTTATAATTTACAAAGATAATTTACTTACCACAGCCACCACTGCAGCAGTACCCCTCGGTAGAAGAGGGGAAGATGTCACGCTCAGGTCCACGCTTGACACGGTACATGTGATCATACGCATGGAGAACAGCGATACCAGTCACCATAGTGAGAAGAACGGGGCGGTTCATCTTACGGACCGAGAAACCATACAGACCAACGAGTGCGATGAGAACAAATTGGACGAGGGTTAGTGTGGGGATGGAGGGCATCTTGAAACGATCCGCCAGGGTTTTAGTTTCGGGGGTGGGCTCAGGGTTAGCGATCACCATAGACTCTTGCTTGTATCCGGGCATTTTTATTATCTACTGAGAAAATAATGTGGTCTCTCCTGTTGGTTCCCATCTCGATGATTTGTTACGATTATTTGAAATCACCGATCGACCTTCTCTATTTCAGCAAATTGGGGAGACCACTACTCGGTATACAAAATACATTCAGGGATATCATACATAACACATCCAAACACACCGTTAGGAATTACCCAGGTCTTTTCCTAATCAAGATGCACCACGAGACAATACGCAGAGAATTCGATCGTATCGCACCTACACTGGATAAGAAGTATTATCATGATATAGATCCGTGGTTTGAAATAAATAATAGCTATTACTTTTATAAAATTGAAAATTTTCCAGTGTTGTATGGTTTAGTTAAACAGATTAAGTGTATAGACACGAGTGTCGCAGCATTCGCAGTTGTAGAAGGTCCGATGATAATACCACCCCACAGAGCCGAATCCAATAAACTTCTACGGTACCAATTAACTATACACGGTAACGGTGATTGTAGTCTGTACACGGGTGATGGTAGACACATACACAGAGAGGGTGAAGATATCCTCTTTGATCATGCGAAGTACCATGAACTGATAAAAACTGGCGACGCTCGGAGAGTCACACTTATTCTCGATGTTCATAGGTGATTCCTACATACTGCGATGTACATATCACTTCCACCTATGAGTTCTAGGGTTTTGTCATCAACTGTGCGTTTTGTAAATGGTCCAGGTGTTCCATTCTTACATCTCATACACAATGCAGACAACTTGGTGACATCACATGCGAGTGGAATACAATCGGTGAGTTCTCCAAACTTTCTCTGAAATGCGTCACCATCGAGACCAGCTAATATGACGGATTTATTAACATGAAGACAACATTCTACAAACTTCTTGAGCCTGGGAAAGAATTGTGCTTCATCGATGGCGATGATATCAGCCTCGTCAAATTCATATGTATTAATAATTTCAAATAGGTCATATACTTTATGACAATTGAACTTAACATTGTCGTGCGTTTTCAGAACTTCTTCAGCGGACCTAGTATCTTTAGCGGAATTGATAATCATCACATCTTTTCCTATAACTTTTAGACGCTTAAGTCGCCGAATAAGTTCGGATGTTTTACCAGAAAACATATTTCCCATAATAATCGAAAGTCCCATCTCGTCGCTGACTATTATAATCTTATATCTTTTATATGGGTGAACTTCACAGGGCCATCTTCAATGGTCATGTAGGATATTACAATCCCAGGACGGGGCGGGTCCGTTTTGGAAAGTGCATCTATCCCAATATCGCATCCGCTATAAAATATCTTAAATGACCTTAATAAACACGGGTTTCTCGGGTCTAACAAGAAATAGCCCAATTTGTAAGACCCTTCGCGCGAAGTGCGATCCAACTATGATCGTACTACTTTCCACGTACTTGCGAGAGTTTGATCTATGATGATCCAGTACCTTCTTCATAGATAGAATCCTTCTTAGAGACACATTGTTACAATGCATAGTATTTAATTCAAGATTAACCGGTTCTTTGTACCTTCCCCATACACTGTTTAAAAACAAATCGATATGTTTGGGATTAGTAGTGTCAGTTATCATCAGAGAACATGTTCGCCCCATTTATATTCTGTGTGATAAAAAATATCACTAAAAAATAAGAATGCCCGAGTTTTTTACAACTATAAGTAAGCGTAAGGAATTCGATAAAAGAATGAAACAAAAAATTGATCAGTTAGTTAACCTGTCTGACTTAGCCACTAACCGTGATCGAGAAGCCGCGATAAAAATCCAGCGATCTTGGAGGAGGACAAAGACGCCCGAACACAAATTGAAACTCGCCCAATTGGTTAACAAGCTGACTAAAAATTACATACAGATGAATAAAGTCAATGAAATATCACGACAACTGAAGAATATCAAGTTATACAACCGTGATAAGAATGGAA